TCTTCTTCCATTCAATTCGCTTATTTTATTAACTGTCATTTTTAATGCTCTTTTTAAATACATACATAGTATAGTGATTTTATTTACCAAAAGCAAGTAAAAAATGATAATTCTTTTTTTAATCATCTTTACCATCTTTACAATTTGGACACACTCGATGATGCTGGTACTTTGGAAACCAGCTTGGTAAATAATCCAATTCATTTTTGTGCGTTGGCGAGTATACAATTTGGAACACCCTTCCGCATTTCTCACAATAATAGAGTTCGTGTGTTTTATAAGTTCCATTTTTCTTATCTCGCTCTCGTCTGTTTTTTTTGTTTATCTTTTTTGTGTCGTGAAAATTCTCGTTGTATCTATAAAAATATTCTTTAGTCATTACATATACTCATTTATAAATTCTTCTAATTCTGTTTCGTTTATGCCTTTAAGAAAGTATCTAATAATTACATCTCTACTCCCATCACGAAATTTCGTAAACTCTACTTCATCCATGTTTGCAAAGCTGATAGAGTTTGGAATATAGGTTATCTTCCCACCAAGTGTTCTATGCTCTGTTTTATGTCCTGTTTGAAATTTCAACTCGTCTAATATAGCTTCTACTGTTGGATACTGTTTTTCTATATCTTCTGGTAAGTTGTAGAGTACAGCTCTTAACATAGCCATAAATCTGTTGTGTATTCTCGGACAGCGTATTTTTGTAACTTTAATTTCGTAATTTACATTTTCTTTTAATCGTTCTATCTTTTCCATATCGCTTTTAGCAAATGGTGTTAATGATGATCCCTGTCTTTGTATTGTAATCATTATTTATCCAAATATTTTATTAAAAAATTTAAACCGTCTTTCCATATATTACAATATTTCTTTTCAAATGATTCAGAACCTATAGTGTGTAATTCGGTGTGATGCTCACGGCAGAGCGGTAGAAGTTTCCAGTGCTCCAGTAGAGGCTTCTTCCTATCACGCCCCATACCTAAAGGGGTAAGGTGATGAGGATCGGATTTTCTACCGCAAACAGCACAACCAAATTCTTGTTTTCTAAACCAATTAAGATAATCCAAACTGTTCAGAATGGTAAGTCATCGTCTATTGGTTCAAGTTCTTCTACTTTTTCTACCAATTCATCAGCATCATCTTTTTTAAAGTATCTTTGTAAAACAATATCTAATTCATCTGCTCTTGTAGATGTCTCTGGCGTTGTCTTGATTGTCTTAAATGTGGGTACATAATAAGTTATACTTCCGTTTTGTGTTTTCTCAGATTTAGATATTTGTATAGCATTAGCGTAGATATTACCGACATATTGAGTATATTCAATAAATGGTGATAGCGAAGCTCCGTGAAATTGGAAATTAACAATCTCAAAATCATCGTCTTTTTTCATCATAGCATATACTGAGTTAGTAAACTTCCCACCTATTTCTTTGATTTGTGTTTTAATGTCTTGATAAAATCCACTTGCTAATTCGCCACCACCATTTAATTTAACCACTAACCTTTCGTTGGCGAGGTTATGAACTTCATTACTGTAAATACCTTTCTTTTCTGCTTGGTGGTATCCAGTAATCTTAGATAGAACGTCTAATGGTAAAAATGTAATTGGATATTCTAATTCTACTTTTTCTTTTAAATTCTTATCCCAATAATAAAACTTACCTGATGTGCCAGACAAACTTATAAATTTGTTTGCTGGATTTGATGTTGTTTTCGTGTCTTGTGTTCTACTCATTTCATCTCCTTTTTTAATGATATTGGATATTCTAACACCTTAGGCTTTTCGTTTTTGTGTGTTTCTTGATAAATAGCTTGTGTGTTTTTAAATATCTCAATATTATGTGGTATATTTTTTACTTCTTTTATTCTGTATCCTTTTTTGTTTGGTTTCTTTCGTGGTATCCATACAAGATATGCTTTTGGATAGTAATCTAAGTTGTATTGCTCTTTAACCATATACGAATATACTGATTGTTGAATAATTGCTGTATCGTGAATGTAGTTTCCTGATTTCCAATCGTAGATAATTAGTTTATCATCTTCCTTAGAAAGTAAATCAATTGTCCCTGCTACATCTAATGAGGGCGAATACATTTTTTTTTCTACATCTGTTTCATTATAATTAAAGTTGGTTGTTTTCCACCATTTATACCATAACATAAACCGTTCCCATACTTCCATATTGTAATCATCCCAAAAGACTTCGTTGTGTAATAAGAACTGTTCAATAGTATCGTGAAAAGCAGAGCCAAATTCTTTTGCTTGGTCAACTATTATTTTACTATTTAATCCTACAGTTTTCAACCACTGATCATATCCGTATCCTTTAGGATATGCCTGTAGAACCGTAGTAACACTCTTAGCATATTTGTCTAACTTTTTTAAATAATACCACCTATCATCAAAAATGGTGATTATTTGTTTATTAGCATCTACCTCAAAGTGTTTGGTGTATTTTTGTTCTTTTGCTTTCATCTTGTTCCCCTTTCAGGTATTAATTTACCTATTTCTCTTCTTTTACCTTTTTTCCTCTCGCCTGTTCCCACCACATCTTTTAAGCGGTTAAACAGAGTGTTCATTAGTTGAGTTTTATCTCTAACGCTTTCTTCATTTAAGTCCACTTTAGCTAATGAGTTTATTAAATCCACTATTAGATTAGTCATTTTTAATTGGACAAATTCACCCAACTCTTTATTGACTATTTTAACACCCTCTATTATCTTTGCTCTATTAATCCACCATTTACGTAATTCAGCTTCTGAAACATCCAACATTTGAGAAACCTTTTTATACTCTGGAATAAGATTATCCTCATCACTTATACGTGCATTCATTTCCATTATCTTAATAGCGATAAATTGGTTTTCTATGTTTCCACTATCTTGTTGAAAGTTTTTAAGTATATTAATTGAGAACTCTTCATCTTTAGCAGGATTGGTTATTTTGTTCTCTGGAATACTTATAGGGCGACCAGGCGGTTTTCTAATAAATTCTTTTTCTTTCATACTTTAAATTCTATTTGTTTAGCTAATCTTTCTAAATAATCAAATACTGCTCTTGAATTGCCGTGTCTATTTACAATCTGATTTACAGTTTGTAAAGTAACACCTAAATTGTCTGCAACTTCCTGTTGCGTTGTCTCAGCACTATCAAGTAAAAACTTCAATACTGCCTTATCTCTCCTATCATCACCCGACAATAACCAAGATTTTTTCCTAAAGTTTCCAAATTCTTTCATAATTTCTCCTATTTTATGTTATGTTTCTCTTTCAATGTTACTATAACATACGAATAATTTATTAAAAAAGCAAGCTTTTTCTCATTTTTTTATTGACTTATAGCTGAAATTGTAGTATTCTATAATAATAGTGGAGGTGGATTATTTTACAACCGTATCCAGGCAAACAAACAGAGGCAGGAATAAGTATAGCAGACAATCTTTTATTCGGTGGGAATAGAGGACCAGGCAAATCATTTACAGTTGCTTGGGCTGCAGCATACAAAACGAGAAAGTGGCATTACGAAGTAAGCGGGAAAGTCGCAACAAAAAAACAATATGATAAAGCTCAGCCTAAAAATAGGCAAGCTATTGTAGATAAAGTAAGTATTGATTATCCAGAGTATATTGGATTATTAATGCGTAGAACATACCCTCAGTTGTTAAGGAATTTAAAACCAGATTGTGATAGATTATATAGTGCAGAAGGAGCAGTATGGAAAGAGAAGAAAAAATATTATGAATTTCCAAGTGGAGCAAAGATATTTTTAGTGCATTGTATTAGCGAAAGATCATTAAACGATTATATTGGTGGTAACTATCATTTTATTGGAATAGATGAGAGTAATCAATTTCCTGAAATGTGGGTAACAAAGCTAAGAGGTTCATTAAGAACAAAAAATAAAGAGATAAAACCACAATTATTTATGGCAACAAATCCAGGAAATATAGGACACGCTTGGCACAAAGAACAGTTTGTAGATAGATGTAAACCAATACCAGCAGGAAAAGTATATAATAAAGAATTTGATATTGTATATACAGAATATAGAAGTAATAAACCTTATATTGATGAAGAGGGAAATAGTTTTCAGTATATTCCAGCATCGGTATTTGACAATCCAGAAATCATTAATAACGATAAAAAATATGTATTAAAATTAAAAGCTTTACCAGAGACATTAAGACGTATGTGGCTTGAAGGCGATTGGAATGCAGTAGCAGGTATGTTTTTTGAAAATTGGAATATATTACATCACATTATTGATGAAAAAGATTTTGTTTATGGTAAGGACTTCTCAAAAGATACACACGAACTTTATAGAGCTTATGATTATGGTTTAAAAGAACCTTTTGTATGTTTATTTATAGCAAAAGATAGCAAAGGGAGGTCGGTAGTTTTTGATGAAATAATCAGAACAGAATTAGTTGCATCGGCACAAGCAAAGTTAGTTAACAAGGTAGCAAAAGAGAAGTATGGGTTAGAGCCATCGGATTTTACAGATGAGATTGCAGATCCTGCTTATTGGACAAGACATACAGAAAAAGATGGTGAACCTTACAGTTATGCAGGTTTTTATTCTGATAACGGAATTCATATGACAAGAGCAATTAACGATAGACGAAGTGGTGCTGCTGTTGTATATGCTGCATTAGAAAATGAAATTGATGGAATAAGAATGTTACGATTTCGTAGTAATTGTGAAGAGACAACAGAATCTTTTCCATTATTAGCATCAGAGGATAACGATGCAGAATTAGTAGAAACACATGGGAACGATCACGCATTTGATGCCGTTAGATATTACAGTATAACAGTTACACCAATACCAGGTGCATTTGAAATCAAACCTAAAAGAGATTGGAGAGAGGAATGGGCTAATGAAGAAACTTACGAAGATGGAAATATGTGGGGGGCTTTATGAGAGGCGATAAGATAAGGACAATATATAATTACGCAGTTGATGCGTATGCAGATGCAATAGAATATAGTCAACGAGCTGTAAACTTTGTTAATAATGAACAATGGAGTTCAAGAGAAAAAACGTTAGCAAGAAAGCACAACAAACCTCTTTTAACATATAACATATTAGCAAATATTATATCAATTATAACTGGAAATGAGCAGTTAAATCGAAGACGAGCAAAAGTAAAAGCTGGAGCTTCTGACAAGGTGAGTTATGAGATGGCTGCAATTATACAAGGTCGGTGGAATTTACTTAATGACGAGCAGAACATAGAAGAAAAATTACAAACAGTATTTCAGGATGGATTGATTAGTCGTAAAGGCGGTTGGTTAGAAAGACGTATAGAGCTAAATGATGATGGTTATCTTGATTATAATTATCAAGTTGCAAATAATATGCGTATATATCCTGATCCAGAATGGCGAGTTGCAGATACAGAAATGAAACATTGCCGATGGATAATTAAAGAATCTTATGAAACATTAGATTATATAAAAGATTATTATGGTGTGAATATATCCGAAGATGATAGAAATTGGTGGACTAATCTTAACGATGCTATTAAGAGATTTAAAGATAGAGATTATACAGCCAGTTCTGGAGTAACTTTTGATAAACAAAACGATAGGTATCAATTAATAGAATTAGAAGAACGAACTGTAGAAAAAGTTTATATTTGTACTGACGGAAATGCAGTAATGGACATATTGCCAGAAGATTTTAAAAAGTTTAAGGAAAAGCATCCAGATTTACAAGTGCTTCAAAAAAGAGAAAAAGACAGGATTCACATTACAACAATAGTTCCCGCATTTAGGAATTTAGAAATATATGATAAAGACAGTTATTTACGCACACCAAATTTTAGTGTATTTCCATTCTTTTCATACAAATACAATATGCAAGCAACGGAAGTAGCCTCGTTAGTTGATATACTTATTGACATTCAAAAAGACGTTAATAAAGGCAAAAGCCAAATGCGAGATTATGCAACGCAAAATTTAAGTGGAGTTACTTATACAGATAAACGTGAAGCTCAAGCAAATCAAATATTAAAGAAAAGAGGGAATGAACCAGGTCTTGTTGTAGAGCTTAATAATTTAGACAAGCATTTACCCAGAACAACACCTCCACAACAAATGTCACCAGATGTAATGACCAACCCACAAGACAGTCTAATGTATGCAGATAGAATATCAACAATAAACGCAGCAATGCGTGGGCAAAGTGAACGAAGTGGTGAGAGTGGTAAATTATTCGATAGTAAAGTAGAACGATCTTCAGCTGCAATTAACCCATTTTTAAAAGGATTAAGTGCAACACGTAAATGTGTATTTAAAGATTATGTAGATAATTTCCCATTAGTATATTCAGAAGCTAACCGAATGACAAGACTTAGCGGAGCAGATAATCAAGATGTAGTATTGAATCTAACTTATGGAAATGAAGTTTTAAACAGTGTAGATAATTTATCCCTGTATGTTGAACTTGATGAAGGTGAAGACAACATAACAGCTAAAGAAGAAAACTTTGAGAAACAATTAGCATTAACAAATTTAATAACTTCAATTGATCCTGCTTATGTAGATGTACGGTTCTTAGTTGAGAGTGCACCAATACAACAAAAGGAAAAATGGATAGAATATATTGATAACGTAAGAGAAGCACAACAACAAGCACAATCAAAAGAAGATAAGAATACAGATCAACAAACAGATATAGAAAAAATCAATAAATTATTGGAGAATAGGAAAATAGAAAAAGAAATAAACAAGCCTGATGAGCAGGCGGGGAGTAAACAAAATGGAAAAAAATGAAGAAACCGTAGAAGACGAAGGAAGAATCGTTGAAGAAAACGGTGAAATAATGGTTAGGGAAGAAGAAAAATCAGCAGAAGAACCCGAATTAGACCCGAAAGGACAATCTGAGGAAGATAATTTAGAAACTGAGGAAACGGAAGAACCTAACAACAGTCCTGGTGAAGAGTCGGACAATTCTGAAGCAAAAGCTAAAGAACCTGCAGAGTCAGAGGGCGAGCCTACTAAGTTTAAAGGTAAATCTCGGGATGATTTAGTTGCTATGGTAGAATCGGGCACACAAACAATTTCAAAGTTAAGCGATGAAAATAAAAACTATCGCAGTAAATTGAAAGATATAGATGTTGACCCGCAGGAAGTGAAAAAGAAATTGTCAGCAGATGATTTTCGTGATCAGTTTCAAAAGGAAAAGAATAAGTTAAATTATTTAGACCCTGATATTGAGACTGCAGATTACGAAAAACAGCAGACAATTGTAAATCAATTAGAATCCGATTGGCTTGAAAAAAGACAAGACGAAATACTGGATAGAAAGTTGAACGACAACGAAAACACAGTATTTATAGAGAAACAGAAGAAAAAGTTTCAAGACGATGGAATAGAAGTTGAAAACTTTAATGAACTTACTGACCAAGCAAAAGAGTATGCGGTAAATGGTAGATTAAATGAAGGAAGTTATCAAAAAGCACTAATTGACAAATACGGATTTGAAAAAGTTTCAAGTTTTTATAATATAAAAGCTGAAAGCAAAGTCCGTAGCGACATTAAGAAAGCCACCACTAATCAAGACAAACGAATAAATGTCAATGAGAGTGGTAGAGGTGTTCGTAGTAAATTATTAAACATTGATAAAATGTCCCCAAGAGATCGAGCTAATTTATTAGAATCATTAAATCTTGCCGAATTACAAAAACTTGTAGATTTAAGAGAGGAAAAAGGAATAATGTAATAAGGAGGAAAATAAAATGGGAACATCAGTAACACAATTATCATACAGTGGAATTACTCCAGGAAACGAGAATGATTATCTAAGTAATATAGCGATTCTTGCAGAGCAAATACAGAAAGAAGCATGGTATGATACACATTGGGCTGCGTTAGCAGGATTTACAAATGTGGCAAGAGCAGATAAAGATTTGTACTCACCGTACAGTTATAAAATATCTGGGAAACCAATTGAAATTCTAAAAAACTTTAGTCCACAAGGTGGTTCAGACCACATTTTGATGCCTTTTGGCAGGCGACCAACAATCAATCCTGTCTTTGGTAACGAAATAGTAAAAGGAACAGGAAACGAAGCAAGTAAATATTGGTTAAGAGCATTTGTAAATGTAGTTAGAGGTGCAGTAAAACCTAAATCAGGTTTACTCTCTGAATACAGAACAAATCCATTAGGATTTATGAAAGATGCAAAACCAGATTTAGTTGAATTTTGGGCACAGTATTATAATCAGGACATTTATAGAGCATTCTATGAAGGTATTGGTTTAAACTTATCAACAGGAATTTATGATACAGCAGCTGACGATGACTATGAACGGGGATTAGGTATTAAAAAACGTTACCATCCAAATTGGGTTTCTTATAATGCTGGTGGAACAGCAATTGTTGATGTTGGGACAGAAGATGAATGTAAAACAGCGACAGAATTAGATACTGCTGTAGGTACAACTCCAGCTGTTATGGACGCAAAAGCACTTAAGCTATTAGCAACTAAGTTGAAATACAAGAAGATACCAAAGATTATAACAATTGGTGGTAAAAAGTATTGGAAAATCATAATGCACACTAAACAACTGGAAGATTTGGAAAATGATTCCACATATCAAAATGCAGTTAATACTGCATATACGGGCACAAAAGGAGATCATCCAGAGCTTAATGGTTTAATATCCACATATCGTGGATTTGCAATCTATGAAGATTTGGTTGGAATTAGAAGTTGGGAGGACACTAACGGTCATTTATTTGGTAGTGGAGCAGCTGATACTTTTCAAACATCACTTATACCAGTAGGCGTAAGTGAAGACAATTATAATGCAATTGTTGTAGGTAATAGTGCTATTGGATTGGCACGACCACGTGGAATTTCATTCACTCAAGAAGTAGATGATCACGAAGCAATTGTAGAACTTGCAACAACTTCAATTTTTGGAGCAAACAGAGTTGATATTTGCACAGCTGCAAATGTAGCGACTGTATTTGAAAGAGGATCAGCAACAGCAGATGTAGTAGACGCAACGGCAATGGAAAACACCAGTTCATTAGTGTTTATGACAGGATAACATAATTGAATAGAAGTGCCACGATTTTCTTTTAAATACTCTCCATATTTTGTTAATCGTGGTACTTTTTAGAAGGAGAAAAAATGAAAAAAATATTACTAATCGCATCTCTGATTTTTATGGTAATTGGAATATGTGGAAAAAATTTACACGAATGGACTGAACAGGAAATCCTTAACAAAGCATTAAGTGATTCTCTCACTATGGAAATTCATCAGTATTCCGAACAGGAAGCGTTAAATCTCGTATGGTCTGCAACAGATTCTGCTTTAATGGTTTCGTTTAAAGGTGATAGTGTAGGAATACTACGAATGGATACCTTAATAGCAGATAGTGCATATATAGGATTATTAGAAGCAGATACTGCTTATATAGGATTTTTGGAGGGGTTAAACCCAGATAGAGTAGTTACTGTAGCTAAATCAGGTGGCGATTATACAACAATCACAACTGGAATTACTGCCGCCGCTTCCGAAAGAACTGCTGGTGAAATATGGGCAGTATTAGTTTATCCAGGAGAGTATGATGAAGCAATTACACTTTCCGATTCTATAGACATAGTTGCTTTTAATCCTGAAAATACTACAATCCTTCGACAAGTTACAGATAATAATGTAGAATGTCATTGTTATTTAAATGTCAATATCAATAACGGTCAGGAAGATGGAACTCACGGCTTATATATTCAACACGGCAATTCTGTTATAGAAGTAAAAGGTAATATTTATGGTATGGGCATGGTTACGGGTGAGTCCGGAAGGGGTATTTGGAATGCTTCCACTGGGACTATTACAATTATAGGCGATATTATTATTAGTGAAAATGAAAGTGCAGTAGAGGAAGGTGGCGGGGCTGTCTATAATGCTTCCACTGGAACTATTAATGTTATAGGTAATATTATTGGTGGTGCTAATATTAATAATGGTGGCCAGGGTGTCGTAAATGGTACTGGAACTGTTATAGTTACAGGTAATATTACTGGCGGTGGTGGTAGTGTAGGTGGCGAGGCTGTCTATAATGCTTCCACTGGAACTGTTATAGTAAAAAACGGGACTATAAAAAATCCTGTTCAGCAAGTCATTCAATAATTAATAATGGCACGCTTACGCTTCAAGATGTTAAAATCCTTTGCACTCACGCAGATGCTAAAAGTATTTATTCTTCTTCTGCTCAAGATGTTACTTGTATGAATGTTCAGGCAAATCGTGATGACCACGCTAATATTACGCAATTAATTCCAAGTGGATTTACTTTTGATGATACAATAGACGGAATAAAAGCTAAAGATATTGAATCTACAGGAAATGTAGAAGGATTAACTTATGGAAGTGATGGTAGTGTTACAAACGCAGAATTGTTATATATTAATACACTTTCAAGAAATGCACAAGACCAGATTACAGAGAATGTAGATAGTTTAGCAGATCATCGAACAGACATAAATACAAATTCAACTAATATTACTGTTAATGTAGATAGTTTAGCAGTCCAAAGATCAGCTATTGATTTGAACACAGTAAAAGAAACTAATGTGGTTACCAATTTATCAGAGGGTACATCGACAGAGACTACGGTAGATGTTAATTCAAGTGATGGAACGAATGCAACTTTAGTTTCTGCTTCAACTTCACGAGCTGGTTTATTGACTAAGGCTAAATTTGATGAGATTGACGCAAATTCAACTAAGATTACTGAATCAACAACTGCAACTTCTCCGCTTTCAAAATCAACTTATGATATTTCAATTACCGCAGATGGAATAACCGATACGCAATTAGAATATAATACAGGTCAGCATCTCACAACAACTTCAGATGTAGAATTTAATTCTGTTAAAGTGGATGGAATGAGCTTAGCATTATGTCAAGGCGTTTCTTGGGATCAATCAGCAGATACTTATGAAAGATTAGGTTCATTAAAAGGAATAGCAACAAGTCAATCGGCTGGTAATGATTATCTTCCAATCCAATCGGATATAAAGCGATGTTTATTAAATGACGACGGAACAGTGAATTATTATCTTGATGTTGATAATTCATATATGAAGCAATATACAACTATTCCTTATTCCGATAGTATTAATTATGTGAATGGTGATACAATTATTGTAACAGGAGCAACTTTCACGACTTCCGCAGATACAGGAATGTGGGTTCATAATGTAGATTCAACTTATTATGCTCAAATACTAAGTATTGTAAATGATAACACACTTATATTAAGTAATTCAATATTTGTTGTTGGTGATAGTTTGAATCAATATAATGCAATATTAAATGGCGATGATGGTCAAGTAATGGCTCAGATTCCAAAATTCTATATTAAATACAATAGAACAGGAGATGTATTAAATTATTATGTTTCAATATATCATTTACCTGGTTTTGTTATTCATCCAGCATTTCTAAAAAATGGCGTAGAAGTTGATTATAGATATATCGGTGCTTATGAAGCAGTGCCTTACGATGACGGTGCAAGTGCCTACAACAATGGAACGGGAGCAAAAGCTACAAATTTTAATGGTGGAGCTGTTGATTTGGGTGCTGATAAAATTGGAAGTGTAGCTGGATATAAAGCATTATCAGATGAAACTATAGTTGAATTTCGGACACTTGCCAGAAATCGAGGTTCTGGCTGGGAGCAACAAGATGTGTTTTTAATCGGAGCAATTCAATTGT